CAGTACCACTACAGGTCTTTAGCTATACACTTTATCCGGTTGCTCGTCTTGCCTTAGGTTTTGCACATCTCATAAAAAAATCTTTTGATTTTGTTGGAAGTCTAAAAGAAGTCGATACTGGATTATTAAAGACAAACAAACACCTTTCTTCAGTAAAAGGTTGGAAAAATGTTGGGGAAAGTGTTAGTTCAACTTTTAAAAATATTTCAACAGGAATAAAAACTCACATAATCGCCATAATATTAAATTTTAAATTATTAGGTGGAAAAGTAAAAAAACTCTCATTCTGGATAAATTCAGTAAAAAATTTATTTAAGTTCGCATTTGCTCCATTACGTTTTCTATTAGCCCCTATTGTTTCAGCCATTAGCTTTTTGCTTTCTCCAATCGGATTACTCGTTGCTGCATTGGTTGGTGCTGGTGTTGTCATTTACCGCAATTGGGAAAAAGTGCGGGCATTTTTTGGCGGATTTTGGGAAGGCTTAAAATCAGGGCTTGCTCCTGTGATTGAAAAATTCAAGCCATTAGGCGATCTCTTTGGTGTTGTGGTCGGTTGGGTTGAAAAAGCGGTGAAATGGTTTACTGATTTACTTTCACCGGTGCAGAGTACATCGAAAGATTTGGATAGCGCAGCGGCAGCAGGTAAAAAATTTGGCGAATGGCTTGCTAAAGGAATTGATTTGGTAACAAAACCGTTGCAATGGTTGATGAATAGCATTAAGTGGGTTATTGATAATATGCCGTCTATCAATGAAAATACAGAAGCGAAACAAGAAGAGCTACAAAAAGGTGTGCGACAATTCCACGGTGGCGCCAATATATTAATGGATACTGCAGGACGAGATGTGTTAAAGCAACAAGTCGCCTTGTCTGATTTACCGGGACACGCCACCGGCGGCTACACCGGCAACGGCGGTAAATATGATCCTGCCGGCATTGTACACCGTGGCGAGTTTGTGTTTAGCAAAGCGGCAACGTCACGATTGGGCGTGGGTTTTTTGTCTAGTTTGCACAGTGCGAAAACAGCAAAAGCCGGAATGATAGCGGCAGGGTTGGCAAGCAGTGTGGCAATGGCGCAGCCGATTAGCGTTGAAGCCAGACCGACGATTGCGACAGTGCAACCAACGTAGCAGACTGCGCAAGCGGCACCGATGACGGTATCCATTAATATCAATGCACAGGGTGGTGATGCTAATGCTATCGCTAAAGCAGTGCGGCAAGAACTTGAGAAGGTGCAGCAACAACAGCAGGCAAGAGCACGCAGCCGTTTAGTCGACAGAGGTTAAGGGCGAAAGCCCTTTTAAGATTAAGGTCTTAAAATTTGTTTTATATTCTTAAGAAAACTTTGTATACTTCACACCATTTAGTAAATGGTTAATTTTAATTAATATGGGGCTTAGTAGCTTATGGAAAATCTTTCATTAAATCTAATTTTTGAAGATTTATCGCCTATTTTTAAGCGATTAAAAACCATTACTACAGCATCTGCATTGATGATGATACCTTTTACTGTTCCGAGTCAGTCTATCCAACACATTCAACATAACATTGATATTTCTAGTATAAAAGATACGGCAGTAACGAGAAATTTCAATAATAAATTAAATAAAGTTATGACAACGATAGAAAAACTTTCGTCTAGAACAGATTATTTTATAAATTCATTGACATCAGAAAAATTACAAACTGTTAAACTGCAAGATATTTTGAATATTGAATTGGAAATTAATCAGTTGGATCTTATTATTAAAGAAATTATTGATGAAAATAGATCTATCTCGCTTTCATCTGAATTAAAAAAACTTAGCAAAAAAATGCATCTACTTTGTGATATGATGAAATCTGAAAAATATAAACAACAATCTGACGAAGTTTTACTATCTCGCTCATATCAAGGTGAAGATAGTGTAGGTTACACCTATAACCCAGAACATTCTTTTGATGACTTTAAAAAATCAATCAAGATGGGTTAATGGATGAGAGTTGATTTATCAAAACAATTTATAGAAGGGCGTTTAGATACGCCTTTTTTTAAAGATATTCCCGCAATGTCAGATGATGAACTAAAATGCCTTTTCCAATTTATACGAGATGTTCAACAACACAAAAAATTACGAGGAAAAAATAAGCCATCTTGGTTGGATGATGATTTAAATGAACTCTCTCATACTGAAATTTATCAACAAAATAATATTTGGCATTATCATTGTGGACCTTATCAGCCAAGCAAAAAATATTCTCCTATGTCCGCACTTAAAATAAATTTAGAGGGTGAAACTTCTGGTCCAGTGATCCATTATCAGAAAGTTGCAGAGGATCATATTGTAATTATTGCTTATTCTCCTGAACATCAACCCTTTCCAAAAGAATCAGATATACCTAATCCATTGACCGAACGTACACCTGAAAAGTGAAAAAGATAATATGAATGCCGCAGAAAAAGCGATTTTAAAAGCAATTGTTGATCAATTAAAAGGAGATTAAAAATGGATAAAAAATTATTTGATCGTTTAGTTAAAAGTGCTGAACAAATGGTTGCTATTGAAAAAGGTGAAATGCAATCTGCTCCTCATACTGTAACCACATTCCGCATTCCTGATGTGAAAAAAATCCGCGCCAACACGCATTTAAAGCAAAATGAATTTGCGGATTTATTAGGCGTAAGTACTGCATTAGTGCAATCTTGGGAAACTTCTCGTCGTGTGCCGAATGGTCCGGCGTTAAAATTGCTGAACATCATTGAGCAACAACCACAAATTATTGATACTTTAAGAGCAATTTAATTATCATCAAAAAGCAAGCCGCGCTTGCTTTTTTGTTATCCTCAAATCCACATCGCAAACTGCTACCCTCTCCAACTAAATTTTCTAACAATGACGCTATTCATTAAGCTGTAATGGAGCGTTTATGTCCGCAGAAAATAACCGCAGAATTGAAAACCTGATCCGCTATGGCGTGATTGCCGAAGTGGATTGTGCTAAACGACGTGCCAGAGCAAAATCAGGCAATATTTTAACGGATTGGTTGCCGTTTTTGACTTTTCGCGCCGGAACAACCAGAAGTTGGTCACCGGTAACGGTGGGTGAACAATGTTTGATTTTGGCGGAAGGCGGTGACTTAACGACGGCAACGTTGCTCGCCGGCGTCTATAGCTTGGCTTTTGATACGCCCAGCGTAAGCCCTGATGAACACCTGATCGTGTTCGCTGATGGTGCGAGTGTTGTTTACAACCAAAAAACACACGCTTTAACGGTGAGCGGTGTTGCCACCGCAAAAATCAGCGCAAGCACCAGTGTGACGCTGGAAACGCCGGTGGTGAAATGTACGCAGGATTTGGAAGTGGCGCAAAACGTGCTGATTGGCGGTAATTTATCAATGACAGGCAAAAGCGGCGGCGGTAATGCCTCGATTAAGGGGAATGTGGATATTCAAGGCGGTGTCACTAGCGGCAGCGATGTGGTCGCCGGCGGTATTTCGTTGCAGAAACATACGCATCCGGGGGATAGCGGCGGCACAACAGGGAAAGCGCAATGAATAGTGAAAACGGCGCAATGATCATTGACGAAGTTGAGCATATTCGCCAGTCAGTACGAGATATTGTTATCACTGCTATCGGCACCAGATTGCAGCGGCGAGATTACGGCAGTTATCTTTATCAGTTGATAGATAAGCCGGTTAATCAGGCGTTGTTGTTGCAGCTGTCGGCGGTTTGTGTCAGTGCGCTGCGACGATGGGAGCCACGTATTGATATTGAGCGTTTTATGGTGAGGGTGGAGCAAAACAAAGTGGTGGCAGAGTTGTGGGCAGTGTTGAAAGGCACGCAACAGTCGCTGGTTGCATCATTGGTATTAAGAGAGGTTTAAATGTCGGAGTTAGTTGATTTATCAAAAATTCCGCAGCCGGATTTTATTGAGCCGTTAAATTTTGAAGCGATTTTTAATGCGAGAAAGGCGGCATTTTTGAATTTAATTGAAGATGAAGCACAAAAAGCGGTGTGGCAAACCAGATTGGCATTGGAAAGCGAGCCGGTGGTGATGTTATTGCAAGAAAACGCCTACCGTGAATTATTGCTTAGACAGCGTATTAACAACGGCGCGCTGTCGGTGTCGCTGGCACACGCCGCCGGTGCGGATCTGGATGCGGTTGCTGCCAATTACAATGTGGCTCGTCTGGTGGTGCAGCAGGCGGACAACAGTGTTGAGCCGCCGATTGCGGAAGTTTTAGAAAGCGATGAAGCGTTGCGTTACCGGGTGCAATTGGCTTTTGACAGTATCAGCACTGCCGGTGCGAAGTCCGGCTATCGTTATCACGCCTTGAGTTGTGATGGGCGCGTGGCAGATGTGGATGTGTTCAGTCCGCAGCCTTGTTGTGTGACGGTGTCGGTGTTGTCGGTGGCAAATGACGGTCAAGCGGACAGCAGTTTGATTGAAAAGGTTAAACAGGCATTAAATGATGATAATGTGCGACCGGTTGCCGATCGGGTGACGGTGCAATCGGCACAAATACATCGTTATCAAGTGAGCGCAAAACTTTATTGTCGACGTGGCCCGGAACAGCAGCCGATTAAACAGTTGGCAGAAAAACGCTTGCTCGATTTTGTCGGACGAAAAGCCAGATTGGGCATTGATATTAATATTTCTGCATTACACGCCGTGTTGCACGTTGAAGGTGTGCAGCGTGTTGAAGTGTTGGCGCCAAGTGAAAATATCGTATTGGCGCACGACCAAGCCGGTTATTGCGAAGCGGTGCATTTAGAGGTGGTTGTTGATGAATAACAAACAGGCATTGTTGCCGCCGGGAGCAAGCCGTTTAGCGCGACAAGCTGCTGAAATATGTGCGGCTGCCGAGGCAGTTAATTTTGATTATAGCGATTTGTGGAATGCGGACAAATGCCCTGAAGCGTTGTTGCCTTTTTTGGCGTGGGCGTTATCGGTCGATTACTGGGAGGAACGTTGGAGCGAAGCGCAAAAAAGAATGGCAATTAAAGCGGCGTTCGCCAGCCATAGGCAAAAAGGAACGATTGTTGCGCTCAAGCGGATTATTGAGCCGTTTGGCTTTTTAACGGAATTAAAAGAGTGGTTTCAAACCCAACCGCAAGGCGTGGCAGGCACATTTAGCCTCACCATTGAAGTGCCGGAAACCGGCTTGAACGAACAAACCTATAACGAGTTGGTGCGATTGATTAATGATGTGAAACCGGTGTCGCGGCATTTAACCAGCCTTGCGATTGCGGTTTCACCTGTAGGCACACTGAATTTTTTTATTGGACAAAACGCAGGCGAAATTATCAGCGTTTATCCCTGTTAATCCGAACAAGGAATTTTTATGGCGAAACAGTATTATTCGGTCTTAACTGATTACGGCACGCAAGTGATTGCCGGTGCCATTGCAAGCAAACAGCCTTTGCAAATCACGCAAATGGCAGTGGGTGATGGTAACGGGAGGGCAACCACACCAAATAGCCGTAATACAGGCTTGGTGCGTGAAGTGCATCGTGCCGATATTAGTGCTATCTCCGTTGATCCGCGTAACGACAAGCAAATTATTTTTGAGTTGACTATCCCTGAAAATGTGGGCGGCTTTTGGATTAGGGAGATGGGGATTTTTGATAACCAAAATCGCCTTGTGGCTTATGCCAACTGCCCTGATAGCTTTAAACCAGAATT